GTTGGTCTTCGAGTGCGGTAGTCATCGCCCGTGTCCCCGTGTCAACCGCAGCGTGATAGACTTTCAACCGCCGCATCGCCTCACCACGGTCGGAAACCATGCCCGCCAGATTGAATCGTTGTGCCTGCCGCCCGCTGAAGGTTTGGCCTTCCATGGCCTCGGCAGGGATCGAACGCCCACGGGCCAGCACGGCTTTGTGAAACTCTCCGGCAATTTCCGCGAGGTTCGAATTGATGAGTTCGCGCTGGTCGTCGGTTAGCGGGGTGCCTGGCGCGCCCATCGCCTTGTATTTTCCGACGGCGAACACTTCCACTTTGATTCCCTCGGCATCGAGCGCGGCGGAATCATCAATCACGGCCTGCACGACGCCGATGGAGCCGACTTACGCGGATGGCGTGGCATAGATGGCGCGGGCCTGGCTTGCCACCCAGTAAGCGGCGGATGCCATCAGCCCGGAGGTGAAGGCATAGACCGGCTTTTTGTCGTTGAGGGCGGCAACTGTGGAGGCAAGTTCGGGAGTTCCAGCCACCGTGCCACCGGGGGAATCGATGTCCAAAAACACGGCGCGGATGTCGTCACGTCCGGCAGCTTCACGCAGGGCCGCGCCGATTTCCTCGGAACTGGTGGCCCCGAAGATCACCCGTGCGAACAGGTCGGGCTTACGCAGGATTGGTCCTTCAATGCTGACCACGCCGATGCCATCCTCCACACTGAGCAACGGGCTGGACTGGCCGGATTGCGGCAGGGTAGCGCCACGATCAAGGAACGAACGGGAGGCCGCCACCATCGAACGCAAGGCGTCGGGTTGGATTAGCCATTCTGGGTTTTGGAGAAATACCGGATTCACGCCCCCGGCGGCGGTGTCAACGGAGAGCCTGTGGGTTTCCACAGCATCTGAACTGGCACGCCGTGTTTGAGCGCTGTATCAAGGATGAGCTTGGCATCGCTCGCACGGCGTTCGATCTCCTCGCCAAAGTCGGTACCGAGTTCCTGGAAGTGGTCTGATAGAGTCTTGAGCCCCATCTCCACGTCGGCGCGATTTTGTTGGGCTTCGCGTCCGGCGTCCACGGTCACACGTTTTGGTGGCACGGATGAAATCTTCCACCATCCCTCCACTGGAGGCAGAATTCCCCGGCTGATTGCGTCGCCAATCACGTATGTCCACACTGGCTTGATGAGACGGCGTTCGAGAATCATCTGGCGGAATGAGAACCGACGGTCCGCCTTGGCCACGACCAACCGCACACCCGCGCCGCCGATCTTGCTGGAGTCCGCCGCGAACTCAAACGGGATCATACCGAGAGCGGAGTCCCGTCGCAGATATTCGAGGAAACCGGTAAATGTCGGACTTGGGCGGTTGGACTGGAAGCTGTCGAGAGATTCGTCGGGTTTGAGAGCGATCAACTTGCCGCCGACGATGCGCTGAAGCGTAACCGGATCGCTGGATTCAACGCCGTTACTCGCCCCACCGACCACGAAGTCCCCGTTGTCGTCAAGTTCGCCGCGTGCCGTTTTGAGGATGCGCGACACGTCGGCATTGTCCTTCACCGCATGTTTTTCCAGCGCCAGCAGTTCCATTTCGTCGAGGACGTGGTTGATGGAATGCTGGATTGTCGGATGCGATCGAACACCGCCCGCCCATTCCGGCTCGTGAATGTGCAGAATGGCCTCAGCCGGAAGATCACGCCCTTTGCCATTGTCTTCCAACACCCGATAGAAGATCGGCGCGCCCCAGGCATCGAGCCCCACGCCGTCGATGGTGTCCTTCGATCCGAACTCGTCGCCGATCCGGTGGGACTCGATCAACTGAATGCGTGGTTCGCCCTCGGCATCGCGGGTCTTGTGGATGAAGTATTCACCGTCGATGTCCATGCCCCGGCAGACGAGTGCCTGGCATTCCTCAAACGAAAACCGGCGTGTGATTTCGCAGCGGGCGGACCACAGCGCGAAGTAGGCTTCGGCGGCACGGTTCCATTCCGGCTTGGGTGATTGTGCTTGGACGCGGATGCCGTCGCCGGTCGAATAGATCGCCATGTTGGCGACGAGTTCCCGCATGAATCCGCTGTTCTTGTGGAGGTAGCGCGACTTGCGAACCAGCTCGGTGCGGACCCCCGGCGTGAGTTCGTTGCGGGCATCAGTGGGCGAGGCTCCTGGCACGCTGCCACGACGGGGCGACCAGTTCGCTGCCTCGAATGGAGATCCCCACGCCTTGGGAACAAGAACGGGTGGCAGCCAACGCATGGCGATTTGTTTGAGGCTGGTCATTTCGGGAGGTAGCCGGAGATGAAGGAGACAACGGCGATGCGTGGTTTGCCGAAGGTGGCGGGATCGAGCACCCGGAGCGCGTGACCGCATTCCTCAAGCACTTGATCGACGGGCATGGTGAACTGCTTGGCGGTTGATGTGTCCGCGTCGTTCCAGTTCATGATGGTCTTGCCTTCGAGAACGAGTTCCTTCGCCCGCCGCTGGATGGCGAGCACCTCTGAAACTGTGAATCCGGTGATGAAGAGTCCGCGCGCCATGCACGGCGGCGGGTGTCAACGGATCATGCCCACAACCACTCGCCGTCCTTCACTCGCTGGCGAGCTTCGGCCAGCGTGCATCCGGTTTTGACCTGGACGTGCGGTATGTCCTGGAAGCCTTTCCAACTGCCCCCCCATTCGAGTCCAAGCGACTCGGCAATTCGGCCGCAGCTTTCCATCAGCGGGCTTTCCCATTGCGGCTGGCCCTTGGCATCAAAGACGACGAAGTCCCATGCAACGCCGAAGTTGTGCCACGAGTAACCAGGACGGGCGTTGGTCACTTTCGGACCCTTGGTGGTGCGGCCTTTTGCATAAAGTTCAGCCTGCTCCTGATAGGTTCTGTTCCCACAGATGATCTTGACGTTGATGCCTGCCTCCAAGCACTTGAGCAACCATTCACGGGCTTTTCTTTGTGCGTTAGGGGTGAGCGTGGCGATGTTCGCGGCGGAGCGGGAGTCGATTGTCATGGCTCTTATTCCGGCGTGTCAACGGGCGTCGATGCCTCACGACCGACGATTTTGAGCATGGTGGCGGCGGCGACCTGTTCCGCCTCACAATCGAGATAATGTTGAGCCCGTGAACCGATCCGTTCCCACAACCACTTTCCGCCTTTCTTGATCCGGTGCTCTCCTTCCATCTGGGCGAGATAGTCGTCGTCGATGTCGTCAGGCACATCCCATGTCGGGCCGTCGTCCGGGTTCTGATTCCGGCGCAGGCGGGCGAGCGTGTCCTTGATGTTGAGATTGGACCAATAGAACACCGAGCACGATTGCCCCCGGCCGAGAACCACTTTCCGGCGAGGCGAATAGAATCGTTCCACCGACTTGCGGCCTTTGACCTTGTGGGTAAACGTGGCGCGTTTGTCACCCATGAGGGCTGTCCAGCCATGAGCCGCGCATTCCCGATAGACGTCATAGGTGGCGTAGCCCGCGTCGATGAATACGAGGTTTGGATGAATGCCGAAGCGTTCCTGCACGCTCTGCACGTCTGTGAACGTCAGGATCCGCTCGTTCCAAATCAGTCGGCTGGATCCGTCTTCGGCCCATGCGCGGACGACAAGAAACAAGTGATCCATCTGGCAATCGACCGTGAGGATGCGAAGAGGACATGCACAAGGTTCGCCAGCCGGGACCAATCGCCCCTGGGCATCCACGCCCGCTTCACCGTCCCAGGTTTCACCTTTGAGGTAGCCGCCCGGGACGATGTCGAGTTTGTAGTCTTCCAGATACTCACGCCATGCCAGCGCCAGACGCTTTTGATAGAACTGCTGAATGAGACTCACGTCGCCTTTGCGGGCGGCGGCCTTGGCGCGGAGATAGAGTTCGGCCAGTCGGCCCCAGCTCATCGCGCAAAGAGCGTTCCAGTGAAACCCTGCGTTTTCTTTCGTTGCATTGGGATTGGTGACGACGTAGCGACCAGACAAGTTCAATTCACGACGGGTGCGGTCACTGTCCTCGAAGTAGTGGTTGCATGACGCGCAACGCAACGAGGTGGTGTCGCGGACCTTCTGGAAATCCCACTCGCCCGATTCATCACGGGCATCCTTGCTCCATTCGACCTGCTCCCACTTGAAGGGCTGCCGCTGGTGGCAATGCGGACAAGCAAACGTCCACACTCGCATGTCGGTGGTTTCATGCTTGCGATGAGTGTCGTCGTCTTCCTCACCACCCTGCGACATGAACAGACACTTGCCCAGCCAACCGAATGCCGTGACTCGGGCTTCTGCTTCCGCCATGTGGCCGCTTTTGTATCTCCATGTCTCATCGCAGACCAACCAACGGATGGAACGTCGCTGTAGGTTGGTTTTATTGTTGGCTCCCAGAACCCACAGTGTCATGCCGTTGGCAAAGTGGATGGTATTGTTGCGTTTTTTATGCCGGTTAGCAGGATAGAGCGCCTTTACCGGTTCGCATTCGTCGAAGAGTTTCTGGAGCCTGCTCTCGCTCTGGTCCTTCGCGTCATCGTCTGTCTGATCAAGCCATAGCGTTGGACCTGGGTTATTGGCGATGATGTGGCAGAGACCGAACTCGCCGACAGAGGTTTTACCGCTCTGAATCGACGCAATGATGCTTACGATACGGATTTTAGTGTCCATCAGCGCCTCCATCGGTTCACGCATCCATGGCGAGTTGGCAGAACGGAATCGCCCGGGAATGGGAGAGTAGGGGATCGAGGTGATATGATCCTCGCACCATGCCCACGGTGGCCGGCGATCAGGAGGACGCCATGCATTGCGCCAGATTCGAGCGAGTTTTTCGGTTGCTGTCACAAGAGGAGGCGAAGCTGAGGATCTGTGATTTTTGAACCCTTGCGGAGATTCGCTCTCGCCCATAAGGGGCGAAGATTTGTGAAGTGGCAGCACTGACGGACCTGGTCTTCCCTAGTCAGATCAAACACGCTGCATGGCATAATGTGGTCGATGTGCCATTTCCGACCGTAGTTCTCCATAGTCATACCCGGCTTGAACATGGTAGAGATGTATCGAATGAATTCAGCGAAGCTGCACCCGAGCAAACCCTCGGAACGGTCCGGCTTTGATTTCCCCGTCATCAGCTTCCCTATTCTCCGTCGGACGCTGCCCGCCACGCGGTTGTGGTGATCGAGATATCTTCTACGGTTGCACTCCCGTTTGCGAGGTCTAATCCGTTCCCTATTATTGCGCTGCCACCGGCTGTTCTGTGCTGAAATCTTTTTCCTGTTTCGCTCCCTGTAGTTCTTTATGGAGTCAATCTTGCGAATGAAGTATTCTTGTTTCTGTTTGAGAATGTGTTCCTTGTTCCGCTCATAGTATGCTTTTTTGACTGCCTTTTTCGTTTCGTCGTAAGATGCCCTCTTCTGCGCGTTGAGTTTCTGGCGATGTTCCTTCTGGTATGCGCGACTGTATTCGTTGAGGCGCTCCTTGTTGGCCAGATAGTAGCGTCTGCTTTTTTCGCGTATGCGTTTGGATGCTTTTTGCTCGGCGGGTTCCATATCCGACGTGCCACGTCAACCGGCCCCATGTTCGCCCTGATGGAGAATCGTCAACACCTCGTCGATGGCGCGGCGGGATTCTTCCTGAATGCCGGTGGCGTCGAGGCCCGATAGAATTGGCGGCAATT